TTTATGCCTTTTTTATTGGCTGAAATATTGAATTTTCAAGGTTCAACACACCACATCGGTGTGGGAAGTTTTAGTTAGTTACTAATATCCTCATTTTTTTATAATCCACTGTTCTCAGTATAAAACACATGCTCTTCTCACGTCAACCAACCTAATTGGCAATGCATAATATAACCAATAGTAAGAACTCTGTCTTTGCCAGCATTTATCTTCCTGCCATATCCCGTTCCATCTTTTCCGTTAATCCATCAAACACTCCGCAAATTTCTGTTGCATCCTTTTTCCTTCTGGTTTCTGTATAAGCGGAGTAGAAATTTTGTGTAGTAGATACATTCTGATGTCCGAACATTCTTGATACTACTTCAATTGGAACATCATGATCCAGTAGATAAGTCCCTGAAGAACCTCTTAAAGAATGGGGATGCAGGTCTTTGTTAATCCCAGCTTCTTTTAACCATCGCTTCAGTTTTTTATTGAGATTAGACGGTGATAATACATTTTTATTTGTTCCTGGAAAAATCAAATCATCTGCATTTATTCCTTCACATCTTCTATGTAAAATGGTAGCTGCTGCTGCGGGTGGTGTTAAAATTCGGATTGAATTCATTGTTTTTGTACGTCCGTCTTCATAAGCGCCGGTTCGTTTAATGGATAGTTCACCTGTCTTTTGGCTCCAGTCCCTTTTTCTTAGCCCAAGAATTTCTCCTGGACGTGCTCCAATAAGTAAAGCAATCGTAAATACATCTGCGCATGTAATGTCTAAGGGATATTTATTTTCTTCTCTCATCTGTTGAAAATATCTCAGTGCCTTCTCGATTTCATCCCCTACGAGAAAATCTGCTTCTGTTTTCGCAGGTGTACTCTGTTTAAATTGCCTGAGTACAACTGCCGGGGATTTTTCCGGGCGGTACATATAGTATTATTCATCTACAGCGGCCACAACAAGCCGAATGATCCGGTTTAAAGTAGATGCACTATAATATGCATATTCCGGCTCATGTTTTTTCTTTGTCGTACGCTTATCATACCGGGCATTGGAAAGTTCTTTTCTGTAAGCTTCCATATCTTTCATAAATATTCTTTTCCAGAGCAGCTCTGGCATCTACCCGATTTTTTCCGCTGCCTTCCAAACGCTCAACAGTCCCATCAATCAGGGTTACCCATTGCCGAGCTCTTATATACGTATTTCCATATTTTTCATATTTCCGAAAAGTAATATTATTTTTGTTTCCATTTGGATCCGTATTTGTTTTCATAGTCCACCTCATAAATTATTTTCTATTTAGAGTATGGAGAATTGATATCATGCAAAAATAATTAACTCATAACTTTTTAACTTATAAATATTAATTAGAAATAATAATAAATTCAGAATCTAAATTTCCCAGTTTTTTCTGTTATATCTCTTCCAAAATAACACTTATAAATACTTATTAGTAAAAATAATATCTAATTCAGGACCAAAATCTGGTTTTTCTGGTGGAATGGTGGTGGAAAGTCATTTTTCCACCAGCTTTTCCACCAGTTTCCACCAAAAATATCTTAAAAATACTTATTCATCCTTAACACCCAAGACCACAAAAAAATCTCCCCAAACTGCCGGAAACCCTTGATTTTCCTTGCTTTTTAGGGAGATTTTTCTTTCAGATTTAAAGCCACTGGCCGGACTCGAACCGGCGACCCACGCATTACGAATGGGGCTCTATGCGAATAAATATTCACAAAAATATGATAATTGCTGATAAATTCTTGTTTTTATATTGCATATATACACATATAGTTGCATATAATTGCATTTCGTGACGTTTGAATACACCAAATAACACAAATTGGTAGTCAAATGGTAGTCAAAATTGGGCTGGGTTTATTTCCAGCCCCTTCTTAATTTTTATACAATCCATTCTCCTCTGTGCAAATGTCTCCGGCAATTTCAAAAGCTTTTAATGCAGTTGTATCACTTACAAATTTCCCTACATTCCAATTAGATTTTTCTTCCATTTCCATTGCCAACCACATATAGTAAGCCGCTTTCCACGACTGATACAATACCCCAGAACCTGCTATCATATCTTTTACCCCCATATCATATGTAATATGACGATACAATAACCTTTTTGATTGAATCATACAATAGTCGATATAATGACTATATCATCTTGCAAGACCCGGATAGCAGAGAGCACCATCCTGATCCGGGGTAAGGACTACTGGTTCAGTTGCCATGCGACCGGTCTGATCCAGGTAGTACCACTTACCACTGATCGTCTGAAGGCCTTTGAGCATGGCACCATCGGAGCCAAGGTAATACCAGGAACCTTTGTACTGGTACCAAACGTCATGGGCCATAAATCCAGCTCCATTAAACCAGTACCATTTGTCTCCGTCCTGGTACCAGTCGTTTCTAACATAATTTCCAGAACCGTCTTTTAAATAGAAGCGCCAGCCGCCATTTTCCTGCTGCCAGCCGGATTTCTTTACTGGTTCTGACAACGCTGCCTTGAAGTCTGTCCATAACTGCGGCTGATCCAGCATCTTACGGGGGCAGTGCTTGCGCTTTGCGTCATAGTGCCGGATCACATGATCGGCCCCGATACCTGTCTCCGCCACGATCTGGCGTACAAGCTCCACGCAGTTTGCGCGGGCGGTATCATAGTCGGAGTCTGGGTTGACGCAGATCTCAATGTTGATGCTGTTGGTGTTGGTTACTCCTGCCACCAAAGGCGTACCGTATTGCCTACCTACTGCATAGGCACCGTCTCTGTAATCTAAGGTTTGCACTGCCACTTTATCATCTACATACCAGTGGACAGAGGTGGACAGGTTGCCGTTCCGATGGGCCTGAGCGTGTTTGAGTGCGCCTGCACCCTTACTGTAATTATCTGTCTCGTGGATTACAATCCACACAGGGCGGTTTTGTCCTGCGTAACAATTTATCTGCTTAATCTCTTTTCGTATCTCCATAGCTTACCTCTCCTGCAACACTCTTTTTTCCAATGCTTCCAAACGTGTAACAATATCCTGCTTATCTTGTTTCGCTGAGTAAACAAGATATTTCTCTGGGTTTTTCATCACATCCTCAAGATCGATCTGTGATTTTTCTTCTCTAAATTCGTTGTAATCATATTCCAGATATGACGTTGTTTCCTCATCGTACTTTTCTGTATTTTGTTCCTCGTTGAGACATATAAAAATGTAAACAAAGCCCCCATCATCCACCACTTTAACAGGTGGCTGTGGATCGAAAAACCTTGCTTTTATCGGCATATGATACCCTCCTTTTACACACACGGGCCACTTCCCGGACTTTATATTTTGCTACAGTTCTAAAGCTGTTTGTATTATCAAAAAATCCCTTATACGACAGACACCGCCTTGCCATTGAGAGCGGTATGGGCTTATGTGTTTTTATTTTGCGGTATGTCCTCATATACACCCGCCGGATGCGTTTCCAAACGCGTTTTCTTATTGTTACATGATCGCGATAGATCTTAAATCCCATCATATCCACAACTCCGCATGGCTGTATCGTCCATTCCTGTTTTATGGTAATCCCCATTTTGGCAGCATAGGATACAATTCTTTTTGCAGCCATATTGAGCAATTTTGCATTTGTTCCCGTAATGTAAATGTCATCCATGTAAAACAACACATGCTTTACCAGATTCACTCTTTCTGCACCTCCTGCTCTCCGCTTCCTGATATGGTACATCCGCTCTGATATCTCGTGATAAAGCTGAGACATATACAGGTTGCAGAGAAACTGAGATAGGTAAGATCCTATACTCAATCCTTTCCGGAACGTTTTAAGGAGCGTATCAACAAGCCACAAAAGCGGATCATTTTTAATGTACCGGGAAAGAAATTCCATCATTTTTTCTCTACTGATACTTTCAAAGCACTTTTTGACATCGAATTTGCCATAATAGCGCAGGGTTTTATCTCTCATCCATTTATAAATTTTCTTCATTCCCCTTACGGGGCCGCGTCCTTTAATGGATGCATATTGATGGACGCCGATCCGAACGCCTATTGGTTCTAATGCATTTACAGCAACATAATCATATATTTGCTGCTTTACATCCTGGATTCCTATTTCCCTGTTTTTCCCACTGGACGGATCCTTGCGCTTTTTGTACCAAATAGGTGGGAATTTGGGATTTCTGGCAATGATCTCTGCGTGAATATCATTTATCACACGCTCAATGCACCAGTCTACCGCAATCCTCCCTCCCCGGTATAGCAAATAATATATCTGTTCCGGAGACAGGATGGTAACACTTGACAGCAGCCGCAGCGTGTCGCGGCGTTTTAATTTATCTGCCAGGCATTGATGCACTGATTTTGATATCAATGCCCTATCAGTTATATCTACTTTTTTACAGTATTTTTTCATATTCTTAGACCTTCCGATTTTTCTTCGATTATCTTTGCGATGGTTTTCGGTTTTTCTACTAGCCACAACACCGGCCTACTGCACCGGTATTCCTTCGCCATTTTACTGGCTCCGGCGGGCCTATAAAAAGAATTTTGGACATCTGCCCGAGAACCTTTTGGTTACACTCTTTTCCAGTGCGAAACATGGTTCAATGCCGCCAATGCGGAAAAATAGATAGATAATATCAGCCGCCGTAGTTCCAGCCAGCCCTGCCAAGCCTGTTCCTGCAGTTCAGGTACGCACAACCAGCGCTCGAGCCGTTCCTGAGATTGCCGCCACACCATGAATCCTCTATTTTAGGGGAGATCCCCTCTTTGCTTCGCAAATTCACCCCCGACGGCCTTCTTTTAATCGCAGCCGCCGAAGTTCCAGCCAGCCCAGCCAAGCCAGTTCCCGCAGATCAGGCACGCACAACCAGCGCTCGAGCCGCTCCAGAGACTGCCGCCCTGCATAAATTCACGGGTTCCGGATGTGGATGTCCCGCCGGAATAAAGCATATCTCCATATCCCTGAGTGCTTCCACTTCCTTTTTTGGCCACAAACCATGCGCCGGTCTTCTTGTCCACTGATATATCTCCTATCCAAAAATCCTTTCCGTCCGGAAGCGCAGGGATATTTCCAATCATGCGGTAAGTGCTTTTTATAACTGTGTCCGCCGAGCTGTGGTCAAGTCCTCTCTCTGCTACATATACGTTTTTGCTATGATCGGGCTGAAAATCAAGCACAGTGTCAGATGCTATCGCATAGCATCCTACGGCGTATTCCCGCCCTTGGACACGGTACGGGTGCTTTCCGTCACTGTTGGATACAGCCGATCCATCGTGATGACCTATTACTGCATCTGTATTTCCCGCTCCCCACGGCATCGAACTTATTATGATCGGGGATTGTAGAGTTTCTGTCACCTCTACCAGAGTGGTGGAAAACCCGTCTGAAATATCTAAATACACCGCCTTATTGGCATCATCCAATGGCTCAATCCGTATAACTTTGGCCATATCTGCATAAGCCCTCATTGTTTCAACGCCGCGGTCTTTATTAAGCGCCCCCTTATTATCGCTCCCATATCCCACATAGACACGGCTTCCAACCAATATGTTATCAGCCTGTGCGTTTGTTACCGGGAAATATGTCTCTTTCGTGCTGCGTTCTATGCTTGCATCGTACTGCCAGTTATAGGACGTGCATCCCGAATAAAGGCTCTGGCTGTTTTTTGTCGCTCCTTTTATGATGTTAAACACAATCTGGAACAGATTTCGCGCAGCCCCTGCTCCCAAGTATCCCTCGCCCTTTTTTTGATAGTTGACAATCATATTGTTATGGCTCTGGAAATTGGCAAGCGGCAAACCTGGCTGGGATCTCAAAAGTCCATCAGACGCAACACCGGAAAAATATTTACTGCCAATACACCACGGCACCACCGTACCGTCTGCTTTTACGCATTCCGGCCATGGCGTAAGTCCAAGTTCCGGATGTGGCATATCTGATATTGTGATGAGATCATATTCCGGATTAGAAGAGTCCCAATCCCACCAAAATGACATTTGCATAGTTCCAACATCAACAGGCCCGCTTGTTTTATAGTCTGACCCGCCTTCTAAAGCCACGGGCCGAGGAGTGCCGTCCGGGTCTCTGACATAATTAACATTTTTCCATCCAAAAAGAGGGATGTCTGCATAATCATCCGCGCCTTTTACTGTATCTGTTGACGGTTCCCAAGCGAGCCCTGCATTATCAAGCAGCTTTTCTCCTGCACTGGTCGGATTGACGTCAAACTTCCAGATTTTTGTTTGATATACTTTCCCTGTACGTCTCATGGCATAATAATTTTCCACCGCCCGTTCCAAAGATACTGCCTGTTTTAAGGCGTCAATATCAGCTTTATTCGCTGTAATCTGCTCCCTATCCGCCACAATCCCGGCAGCCGCATCCTCAACCCTCTTGGTCTGCTTATCGCCCTCTGCGGTTACTGACTGCACCGCCTCGGTCTTGGCCTCAGTAACCTCACTGACCGCCTGTGTGCCTGCCTCCTGTACCGCTGTAGTCTGTTTTTGCCCCTCGGCCTCAACAGCTCCCACAGCCGTACTCTGAGCCTGCCCTATGGCTGTAAGCGTATCCTGGGCGATCTGTCCAAACTGCGTAGCTGTCTGCTCTACCACTTTCCGGTCTGCCGCCACGGCTTCCCTTATTTGGGTTACTGCCTGCTTATCATTGGCAACTGCCTGACGGTCTGCCCCTGTATCCTCGGCGTACTGTCTTGCCCCATCCTCAGCCGCCTCAGCGCCCGTCTGTGCCTGTGCTGCGGCTGTCTCTGATAACTTGGCTGCCTGTGCTGATAACGCCGCATCTGAGGCTGCCTGCTGTGCCTGAGAGAGCATCCCTGTTACAGTCTGCTTATCCTGTGCCACAGTGTCGGCATTGGTCTCTATCTGCTCTGCAAGACCCTGTACAGCTTCCAGATGTTCCGCTGTCTGGGTGGCTGCTTTTTCGGCCTCATCCGCAGCGGCTACGGCCTTACCACCAGCCTCTTCTGCCCGTTTGGCAGCGTCATTCACGGCCTCGATGGCCTCTCGAAAAATCTCACCGTCTCCCGGTGCCTCGAACGCTTCCGGCTTTGGTCTTGATTTGACCTGCATAGTAATGCGCTTGATCGTCTCACCGGATTTTTGATCCGACAGATATATCCATGCATAAATGTTATATGCCTTTTCTGCCGTCCATGCCGCACGATTTCCCTCCAACATGCTGTCCGGGATTGTGACGGTTGTTACGCCGTCCTTAGTGGTACCCACACGGGTTATGGCCTCACCGCCGGTCTCCTGTAGCGCAAAGTGGATTTCTACCGCCGTCGGAAGATGCAGTCCCTCTATCCTGAGCTGCTGACCATAATCCCACTGCCATAGGCCGTAGGTGCGGGCATAATCATCGTTATCTGTAAATACTGCTGTAACCATTGGTCACCTCCAACTAAAAAGGACCCCAGAGATTTCCCTGGGGTCTGTCTGCGCTGCGACGTCGCACAGCTTACTTATCTTCCGTGCCTACCGCTCTCTCGTCCTCCTTGCCGGTTGCAGGGCCGGTGGTTACAAAAGTGGTATCCTGTGCACCCTTGGGTCTTGCCTTCTGTGCTGCGTCGTTCTTTCTCTGCTCTGCTGTTCTCTTGTCCTGATTCTTTCCTGTTGCGTTTGCCATAATATTTGTCCTCTCTTTCAAAAATGATATGTAATAGTTGCTCTGGCTCTGACCCTGCCTGCGGGAGATGTATGGATCACCTCCATTCTAAGTTTCACTACCTACATTTTCCCTACTGCTATCAATCTTATTTTTCAGTGCTGCTATGTACTTCATAAGCCACTCCGGCACCGGCGCACCCATGCGTCCGGCATTTTCTGTGATCGACAATGCTTCATTCAGCATATACCATACCGTAACCAGTAAGGAAAGCATCGTATTTGGAAGGTTAAATCCCAGTACACCAGACGTCTGAATGATCACATAATCAATTACCATTCCTACAGCGATCACAAAAAGATACGCTACCTTTTTAGCAATGCCCTTAGCACCTTTTCTGCTGCTCCAGCCATAAGACTTATCATCTGGATGATCTAAAGCCTCCACTGCGCTTGCTGCCATACCTGAAAGGTAATCAATCACCATCAGGCAGAGCAGAACACCCAAAAGATAAAAAGTAACTCCTAATTTCTGACTTAAATATGCAACCAGTCCAGTTGCACAAACCTGAATACTCATACATGTGCTCCTATTCATCTTTATTTCCACCTTCTTTCATCAATCATGCACATTGTACTTTTAGCCTGTTCTTTGCATGATATCGTTGTCAGTACATTGTGTTTCTTTTCAAAAACTACAACAATCATCATTTCTCAACCTCCTTTTAAATATTAAAAACAGAATCTCCCTTTGGAACTGTCTATCACTTATGAATTTTGCAGTGCCCAATACCACAGTCCTGTTCCTTCATAGTTAAATTTTAATCTTAAACTAGCCATTAAAGATGCATCATACTCAAGAGTAAATGATTGACCGCTTGCTGAATCTGTACGCCAGGTCGCTAGAGTTCTGCTTCCTCCGTTGGAATACAAAGCAACTATAGAAACGCCTCCATAATCACGACCTGCGGTCTTGTTAATGCTTACAGTAAGTTTATTGTATTTCCGCAAATTAACCGCAGAAGGAGTTGTAAGATAATTACTATCACCTACTCCGGACCATATCTGTCCTAAATCTCCAAATCCTAATGATCCAGTTCCAACCAATTTTCCAACATTTCCGCCTTTCCCCGAATCCCAAAATACAAGAGTTTCAGCAGGGTATCCCTCCCATGTTCCAACAACAGACTTATCATAAATCTTTACGGTTGTTCCTTTTTTGATAACATTTGCACTTGGCATAGAAAACGCAGGAATTACAATATCACTAGTCATATACTTCTTGGCACAACTGACTGTCTGCTCTGATGTGGTCGGAGTTTTTTTCCCTCCGGCCATTGACTGTATCCCTCCAGTTTCTTTCATTTTTGCATCCGTGCTGTAAAAAGTCTTATCAGCCAGTACATGATCTTTTGTGGCATTCCCGGTCAATTCCAGTGTTCCTTCCACAACCTCATCATCGGAGTCACTGGAAATTGCGGTTTTTCCTTTTAAAATATCTCCTTTAGCTGCAGTACACTCATCTGATCCGGCAGTTCTTCGCCCGCCTGACATTAAAACTCTTCCCATTTATCTTCATCTTCTTTCATCATTTACTACGGATTTATTTTGCATACAACATGACTGCTTAAAGCACTTAACTCTTCACTGTCAAAATCATCATTATTGGCTTTCCGGCGGATCATCAATGCGATATAGCAATTCTTTTCCGCTGTATAGGAAAGATTTGCCTTATCAGACGGAGTTTCTGTTGAGGTGGATCCACCTGCATCCGGATCTACTACCACCCACGGATTTCCGTTGTGCATAACAGTTGTATACTGAAGTTCTGCATCCCCCGGAATGATCACATAGTAATTCTGGACTTCATATGTATCATCACAGGATACCGTCAGCGTTTCTCCTGCTGTCAGCTTGATCCCTTTCTGGTCTGTATATGGGTATGACAATGCTCGCTTTCCGGAAGTGCTTATATCTACTGACAAGCCTGTTTT